CCTAAGGGGGTGAGCTTCAAGGGGAGGCCGCCTGCGTACTACTGCGCCAAGGCAGAAAAAGTTCCAGGATTTATCTCTCTCACGCGGGGGGACTCGGGTAAATCCACCGGAAAACTCGAAACTCCTGTCCTGGAGCGGGATTTGAGTTTTCCGAAAGGTACCGGAAAAGTCCAGTTTCGGAAAAGTCCTGACCCTGGTTCGGTAGCGGATACGGCGGACGAGACGCATGGGACGCAGAACGAGCCAGGGACTTTTCCGAAAGGGGACTTTTCCGAAAGCCACCGGAAAACTCAAACACCTTGCGCCGCAAGCAATTTCGAGTTTTCCGGTGACCCCCGTGTGAATAGGGTTTTGCCCGTGGAACCGGCAACCAAGTCGACCTTCGAGGAGGCTGCCGCGTTCTGGGATTAAAAAATTAAAACGGTCCGTCTTTTTATGCTACTGTGTAGCAGCACTAAAAAGGCCCCAGACCGGGGCCTTCTTTGGTGTTTCCCCCGAAACACAAATTTATTATGCCTTATCCGCAAGAGTTTGTGAACACAGTACGTGTTCGCATGGAGTCCGAGTGGTACGACCCTGACTATGTGCAGGATCTCGACAATCTCCCTAAACAATGTCTAAAAGTTATTAAAGAAGAAAATGATTACGAAAGCGCAGTAAGATATAAAAAAGGTATAATGTTTGATTTGTTAAAGCAAATCTATGGTTGCAGTCACCCGGATAAAACAAAGATAGAAATTGATCCGGGAACTGGCGAAACTAAAACAACTACACGAAAAGGAAAAACTTATTCACCTAAACCTCAGTATTATCACTTTTTTGCCTATACAGCGTATGCGTTATTGCATGGGGACATCCGAGAATTAAACTGGAGAGCACCGTATAATGGTAATATGCAGGGACAAGACGTTATGCACGCAATAAATAAATACGGAATATACGGATTAACGGAAGAACTAAATTCTACTTTCAATAAAAAATTTTTTGTTTCAAAATTTGCAGCTTTATATGCGCGTATGTTTAATGCCGATCCACGTTTTAAAAACTGTACGGCTGAACCAGCAGAATTAAAAACTGAAATTAGAGAATCACCTCTAACCTATTGTAGCGACTGTAAAACTATACGAATTGCTTGGGATATTAACAAAACTGCTTACACACCCGGACATCCAAAATATACCGAACTTTTAAGTAAATTCAAAGAACAGGTGCTTAAAAAAGAATTTGAAAAAAGCACAACTGAAGATCAAGCTCGATACTTAGAGCGCCGTGGAACGCTTCTAAATTTTAACGATGAGGATATCGCCTAAATTGCCTAACCTGTTTTTGGGGCTGCTTCGAGCAGCCTCTTGGTTGCTTTGGAGGGATCCGGTGTCTAAGACCAAGACTGAACCGAGACCGCCGAGACCGCCCAGGCGTCCCACGTTGGCGCTGACCAACGGTCCCATCCCGGACGAGGTGTTTGCCGTGGTGCGGACCAGCTGGTTCAAGCAAGGCCGCACCGTCGAAGTCGACGAGTTTTCCATCATGGAGTGCGACGACGCCCGCACCATTTTCCACTACACGGTTGGGCAGGCTCTGCGCCAGGGGGCCGACGTATCCGTAATGTCCGTTTATCCGCCCGAAGCGCTTGGAATCCCCCGCAACAAAGAGTGACCGTCGCCCCAAAGGCAAGGGCCGCAACTTTACGGTCAATCTCAGGATGACCCGTGAGGAGATCGAGGCGGCCCGCACTCTTGGCGGCGGCAACATCAGCATGGGATGCCGGCGTGCCATCCGATACGCCTGCTGGAAAGACATGAGTCCCATGAGTCTCAGCACGATGCTGCGTTCGGCTGCTGTGCTGGCGGCCGAACTGGAAGCCCAACAGCCCCGAGTGTGAAGTTTTACAACCGGCCTACTAGGCAGACTGCTTGTTCTGTGCAAGGGTAGTGATCGAGGGGGCAGGCAACTGCTCCATCGCTTCCCTACTACTCAAGGACTATGGCCACCAACACCACCCTTCCGACGGACAGGCTCAGCACGTGGTACTTCGCCGTGCGCTGGGGCCGGTACCACATCGAACAATCCATCGAACGCGCCAGGGCAAACGGCTTCGAGCCGACTTACGACGAGTACCAGCTGCAGCAACTGGATGAGCTGGAGCAATTCCTGAAAATGACCTGGGACGAATGGATGGAGGACCTTATGGGTTACCAGACTGCCCAGGAGGTGTCTTATGGAGTCTGAGATCGTTGAAATCCTTGATCTTGCTTTCCGCCCCGATGGTCTTGTGGAGTGCGAGGCCGTTGTGGAGCAGATGGTGCTTAGGCGCCACCAAAGCCACGAAGAACCGGCCGAATGGGGTCCTGCTGTGTGCCGAGGCTCCTTCTACCTTTGTGAAGACGACGTAATCCCTGCGACCGATGCTGGAGTCCGACGCATGTTCAGCAACCGCATCCAAAACTGGGAGATCCTTGATGCTTCTGACTGGGAGGACGACGGCGAGGACTATTAGAAACGAGGCGTCTTACGACGACTGGGATTACGGCACCGAACCGATCCCTATGGATACCAGCTGGGTTGTTCCACACGATCTGACCCAGCTGATTACTCGGCTGGTTGATGCGTTTGATGCAACAGAAAGCATCAACCACACCGTGCTGGCACGGGTAGCTATCCACGAACTGCTCAAACTGCCTGAGGCAGTTCTGTTGCAGCTTCGCTCACAACACCCCTATCACACCTCTTAGGTAGTACAGTACCAACGCTTTTCTCAGCACTATGCTCACCATTCTCTCTGATACACAAGTACGCCTTCTGGCGGACAGCATCAAGACCATCGAAGAACACCTCGGCGAACTGCGCTCCGTGATGGAGGCGTCCCAGACCGTCAACTTCGAGCTGGCCAGTAGCAAAGTTGCTACCCCCGCACCGCGTAAGCAAGCGAAGTCTCAAGTTAAGACTCGTGTGTCTCGCCGCAAGAGAGGGTATAAAGCGCTGAATACCAAGCAAGTGCTGGAGATCAAGCGTCGGCTGGCGACTGGTGAAGGTGCCAGTGCAATCAGCCGTGATTACAAAGTGCATCTCAGCACTATCAATGCGATCAAGTGGGGCAAGACCTGGAAACAGGTGGATCTGAATCAGTCGGCTGCATTGACGATCCAAGCATGATCTTGTGTGACGTTGAGATCCTGGCCCTCTGTACTGAGGGCCTTGTTGATCCGTTCGACCCAGCGATGATCAATCCCGCCAGTCTTGATGTGAGGCTGGGGCAAAATCTGCTGGTGGAGTGGGAGGCCGGTCCTGAACTGCGGGAGTTTTCGCTCGCGGGTTACACCGAGGATCGGCCGTTTTTACTCCCGCCGGGGGAGTTTGTGCTGGCCGAGACGGTGGAGACTTTTTTCTTTCCATCGTTTCTGGCGGGACAGTTTGCACTGAAGAGTTCCAGGGCAAGACAAGGAATTGAGCACCTGATGGCGGGCTACTGCGATCCGGGTTGGCAAGGTTCCAAGTTGACGCTGGAGCTGCAAAATGCTCGGCAATTGCATCCGGTCAAGTTGTGGCCTGAGATGCGGATCGGGCAGATGGTGTTTCACCGGATGTCCCAGACACCGGCCGAGGATTACTCGATTACTGGCCGGTACAACTTCGATCAAAAAGTCACTGGAGCGAAGCCGTGAGCGATATGGTATCCCATCCCCCGCATTACACGCGGGGGCGTGTGGAAGTGATTGACTTCATCGAGGATTGTGTTGTTGACGCTCCAGATGCGGTGGTTGGTGGTTTGCAGTGGCAAGTCATCAAATACGTCAGCCGTTTGTGGTTGAAAGACAACTCGCTCCAGGATGCCAAGAAATGTCGCTGGTATTTGGACAGACTGATTAGCAAACTTGAATCCGAGCAGTACCGTGGCACCTGATCAGTACAAATTTGAAATGTTGCGTTTTGACGAGAGCGCCCAGATCAATACGGCGCTTTCTGTCAAGACCAAAGGGATTTTGGCCAGCGAAGTCGTGGCAGTGTTTGCCGACTTTTTGCAGGCTTGCGGCTTTCATGCCAACACGGTGGGTGATGCGTTCCAGGAAATTGGGGATGAACTGTCCAGCATGTAGTTTGAATCGAGTTACGGTCCTGGAAAGTCGCAAGCGGGCCGATGGCGCTCGGAGGCGTAGATATAAATGCCTAGCCTGCGGGTATCGGTGGACTGTGTTTTATGAGGGCGCTTGCGACCGGCGGGTTCGACTGGTGCGACGTAAAGCCCCAGAAAGGCGAGTGCTGACGATGCGCCAGGCTGTTTACGTCATGCTGTCGGAAAAGAGTTCGGCGACCTTGGCGGAAAAATACGGGGTGACGCGCCAGGCCATTGATTTGGTGCGGCACGGGAAGACCTACTGCGAGGTCTACAAAAAGCTCCAGCAAAAGGGGCGGAAACTGCGGACCGGTGGACGGTATGTCTGTGAGCAGTGCGTTCACTGGCGCGGGGACAGCCGGTGCGATTTCGGGTTTCCTGATGCCGGCGGCGACTTTGCTACAGATTGTTCGCTTTTCCGACAGCTGTAGCCGGGCTACTGTGCTACACTACTGAAGTAGTCGCCCCACCAGGCACCATGAACGATTTTGCCAAGGTCTCTGAGTTGATCGCTGACTTCCAGCGACGGCTCGAAGTTGTAATCAAGCGCGATGGCGCACGGGCTATGCAGGATATGCATATTCCGCTGGATTTGTTTGCGTTGATCGAGGATGAGCTTTTGCCTGTACTTGAGCAGTGCATTGACTCCATCGAATACGATCCGACGCCTAAGCATTTGTGGGATAACCATGGGGGTGAACCTCCTGTGACTCAATCTGAGCTTCACGAAATTGCCCGTGCTTTTCACGTGGGGATGCACAGCTGATGGCAAAGTTTGAGTATCTGCTCGGCATTGAGCATCTGCACACGATGTTTAATGCCACGACGGTTGCGTTTGACTGTGAGACGACCCAGCTCCAGCCGAAATTTGGCGGGTTACGGTTATTGCAGTTAGCGGCGTTGGATCGTGAACCAGTGGTTATTGACTGCTGGGAATTGGAAGATCACCACTGGATTGAACTGGAAGAGTTTTTTGCGACCAAGCGTTACTGGCTGGCACACAATGCTGTTTTTGATTTGGGATGGCTGCAGGAACACGAGATTTACCCCGAGGGGGAGGTGCTCTGCACCATGCTGGCCAGTCGGATCTTGACCAACGGGCTGCTGAACGTGAAGCACGGTCTGCAGCATGTGGTTAAGCGGTATCTCCAGCTGGAGATCTCGAAGGAAGAACAGAAGAGTGACTGGAGCCAGGATCTGACGCCGAGCCAGTTGGAGTATGCGGCGTATGACGTGCAGTTGTTGACCCAGTTGGATGGGCCGATCAATCAGCGGATGGCTGAGGGGAATCTGCACAAGGCATGGTTTCTGGAGTGCAAGGCGTTGCCGGCGATGGCGCAGCTTTGGCGAACCGGCCTGCCGTTTGATCGCACGTCACTAGAAACGCTCCAACAGGATTTGAAGGAAGACCATGCTCGCCTTGGAGCAGAGTTTGTGGAGGCATTGGATGCCGCGTTGCCAAACCATAAAAAACTACCGCGTGATCCTGATGGTGGCTTGAATTTGAGATCAAAAGCAACGGGGTCGGTTCGAGCGGGCACTAAGCAGGAGGCCGGTTTTAATCTCAACAGTCCCAAGCAACTGCTGGATGTATTTACGGCTTTGCTGGGGCGGCAGCCGGTTGGGACAGATGGCAAGGCCAGCGCCAGTCGGCAGGCATTGCGGGAGTATGCCGGGGACCACAAAGTGGTGGCGGATTATCTGGCATGGAAGCGGGTAGAGAAGCGGCGTCAAATGGTGGAGGCACTGCTCAAACACTTGGAGCCGAACGGGTTTATCCGTGCTAGCTACATGCAGCTTGGGGCGGACACCGGGCGTATGTCGTGTCTCAGTCCAAACCTGCAGCAAATTCCAAGAGATTCAAGGTTTCGGGCGTGTGTAAAAGCTCCAGGCGGGTGGAAACTGGTGGTTGCGGACTACGCCCAGATGGAGCTGAGGCTGGCAGCAGCCGAGGCCGAGGACGCTTTGATGATTAAAGCGTTCCAGGATGGGATGGACTTGCATACATTAACTGCGATGCAAATTTATGGAGTTTCTGAAAGCGAAGTCACGAAAGATATGCGCCAAGTTAGTAAGTCTGCGAATTTCGGTTTGCTGTATGGATCGGGAGCAAGAGGACTGCGTAATTATGCAGCAGGAATGGGGATACAAATGGATCTTGATGAAGCTGCAGAAATCCGAGCAAAGTTCCACGCTGCGTATAAAGGAATTAGCGGGTGGCAACGCGAAAATGCTCGATTGGCTGATGCGGCTAAAGGCAATGCCGCGATCAGGATTCGTCTCTCCGGGCTCAGGCGGTTTCTTCCGGGAGACCACAACTCGCTCACGGTGCGATGTAACACCCCGATCCAAGGGGCTGGTGCGGCCGTGCTCAAGCGAACCCTTCGCAAACTTTGGCCACTGTTAAAAGCTGATGGCGAAGAAGTGGTCCGCCTCGCAGGTGTCATTCATGACGAAGTTGTTCTTCTCGTTCGTGAAGAACACGCTGAAGTCTGGGCGCTCCAGTT